CCTTGATATATCGTCAAATCAACTTGTTGGGGTTCAAGCATATTAAATAATCTCCATATCCATAAAAAGGGGTGTGAAGGAGTTTAATCCAACACCAGCCTCTGTGAAAACCTTTTCAACTAATTCTTGCACCGCTTTTTCAAACTCAGGGGTTCTTTCCTGATCAATTGGATTTTTTCTTGTATGTTTAAGTTCAAGGTCCCCATAAAGATCCGTGGCTCCCATAATCTCAATTTCATTCCGACTGAGACGTAAAGACGCTTGTTCAGGAATGGATTCCCCATTTAATGGAGTTCTAAGAAAGATTCGGTCTGATAAAAGAGACTCGATCTCTTCTTCAGTCAACAAATCAAAATGTTTATAGTTGCCATCTGGCATTTGGGCATAGGCTATAGGGTCTTCCTCATCAATAGTGGGGATACAGTCGTATGGTAAAACACCAACTGTTTGGAGAATAAAACGATCTTCAAGAACAGACCAGAGCGTGATGGATGTTCGTTGGTTAATATATAGTTGACAGACTGTTGATCGACTATGCTTACAACTGTGTTTAAAATCCTGGCAAAGAGATTTGTCCTGCCTGGCGGTCATCATGGTATTGGTCATTCCATACTGCATCCAAACCATAGCCTTCCAGTTCGGTGATGCGTGCCACATGGTTCCGATAGGAGTTTCAACAAATTGAACATCACAGCCCCATTGTTGAGCATAACTTTGCATCCACCATGTAGGATCAACGCCAAATGTACTGGTAATGCGCCCATAGGTATTCATCCAGTTATCCCATCTATACCAAACATTAATCTTGTCCCATCTATAGTTGATCGCTGTGAGGTATTGCGGAGGCGCTTTTTCGGGATTTTCGGGTATTGGAGATATCTTGATAACCTGACTCCCGCCCTGCGCAGGGTGTTTAGTATGGTGAAAGCCACCCTCATTAATCCTTTTTAAGTATGCCTGGCTGAAAATATTGTTCTCTCCGCCGAGTCCAGCCAATGAGGCATCACCAGCCATGGCTTGGTCAATATCTTGAATCATCTCTCCAGTGTTCGCGGCCATCCCGCCAGGCATTGTTGATGCCAAAGCGGCATCATTAGCCACTTCCAACCACTTATCACCAAGACCTGGTACCGGAATCACCGGCGGAAAATCAGCCAAGCGGGTAAATTTCCATTTAGCATCGCAGTATGAAACCACCACACCTCCAAACGAATTTATCCCACATACCCATATTTCATCCTCTCCGTAAGCCATTTGGATATGTTTTGACGTAGCTAATCCCAAAGGAAAACCATCAACGCCCAATGCTTTTGCTATACCCAAACCATCAGGGCCTGGAACTGCATATTCTCTTTCATCAGTGCAAAAACCAGCACTGTTGCTATCCCACTGAGTCACATCGCTTTCATGATCGGCAACAACACCTTCTATTCTGGCATATGTCCCGTTAGAAGATCCCTCATCATCCAACATTAAACCCAGCGTAAGGTCTTCAAAGAACTCTATGGTAGGATTATTGTCGACGTCATAAGAAGTGTGCCAGTCTTCTGGAGGTATACCTGCCCTGATGTGATTGCCTTGTAAATCTGTTTTCCAATCAGGGGAGCCTCCGGCTATTTGAATATCATCATCACCTTGCGGATAATATTCCTCAAACAACGGAACGCCACGAAGTGTTGCATATTGAAAAAATGATTGAATTTTTGATATCTCGCAAGGGAACTCGATTAGCTCTACTGATTCAGTTCCTATGGTGTCTGGGTCAACGATACTGGCATAGCTTTTACCCTCAACATCATAGATAATGCAATACTCATTGGGAAGGTTGTCTAAGGTGGAGGCATCCCATTTAGACAAGGGCTCTGTGGACATTCTAACCATCACATAATCAAAGGAACATTGCTTGATTCCGTCCACATGCCCGATTACTTTAACGTCCTCTACTAATTGACTGCCGGATTGTGATGTCACTATCTTACAAAGCAGAATCACATTATCATTAACCGTGAACCCTTTAGCTCCCATCATGACCGCTCCATTGTCACGCAACTGAGCGCTGGGATTGCAATGATAGAAAATCGGGGCGTTGTACCAGGTGATTCCTAAGTCAACAATATAGACATCTGCCGTATCCCATATATCTTCAGATGTGGCTTCATCTACATGATACGTAGTTATAATGATCCCTGTCAGGTATTCATGCCTTTGGATATCTCCCAAATTTTCATGGTTAATTTGTGGCATAAAGACCTTGACAGTGCGAAAAGATTAAAAGAAAGCCGCCCTATATGGCTGGCTGATCAGGGCGGCAACATAAAATTAATCACAAGGGTTTTAGCTTGTCGTCGCTGTGATTTGATACGTTACATATATTTCATCATCGTTAATAACAGCCCGAGGAGTACCAAACCGCTTAGCGCACATCAGCACACCAGAAGACGCTGTCTTGGCTGCGGCATCGGCAAGAAATGCGCCATACACAGTAATGCTGGCATTCATGACAAAGTGGGCCTTGGCATTGACATTGGAGATAACAGCAGTGGACGTATCTTCTGTGGTATATCCGGGTCGGTTCGTTAAAGGAGAATCATAGTCAGCATCCTGACATTCCCCATAAGCGTTTCCAGAGCCCAGTTTTGATGCTGTATCAGCCAGGGCTGGAGTGATATTATTCTTGAAGATGCCCACATACCAGATATGAGAGGCTGCCTTGGAAATATCATGGAACATAATATTCAACATTTTTGCCATACCCTCAGTGGTGAAGGTATTCTTTCCCGACTGCTTATGCAGGAGTTCCCCGGCTCTCATGTGCTCCATGGTAACGAAACCAGAAAATCCCAGTTTATCCCTGTGGTGTTTGAGAGCGTGTTGAATTTCTTTATCTTCTGCCATTGCCTGATGTAATTCGTTCCCTGCGATGATTCTACTCATGTTGTTTTCCTTTTAACTTTTGTAAATGATTCTAAAGAGGTTATATTACAGAGCCTTCCCGTATGACTTCACAGCAAGCATTATCCCCAAACCCAATTTCTTGTCCATCAGCCCTTTGTTTGGCAGAAAACAACATTTGTTTTCGACCATCCTTCACCCGACAAATTGAAGCACCGGTTACTTGCTGGGGGTTTATTTGAACTCTATCCTTAATCATGTTGATAGCCCTCCCGTCTCCAAGACCTGCATAAACACCATCTTTCCCGATCCAGACAGGGACATTCCTTCCCAGATCCCCCAATTCACTTGCATAACTTAAACTCCCAGGGACAACCCCGGGACCCACTGCGACCTGTGTCATCTGATTTGGATCAGTGCCTGTAAACAAAAAGGTCTCTGACGCACACCCAATAAAAAGTCCTGCCACTGACTCAGCAATCATGAGAACAGACTCAGACAGATCAAAGAAACTGGTGGATAATAAAAACAATTCCGGTTGATACGGCTCACTGTAATAAACTCGGCTCCCAACGACCCCCCAGACTCGCCCAAAAGCCCAACAAAGGTGTTTCATAGGCACTGGGGGGCTTCCCCACATGGTTGGAATAGGCTCAGAACTTTCTGGCACATCCGTTATTGGAGAACTATCACCGGCAAATAACAAAGAACTTCCATTTGGATCAGTTATCCAGATACTTGCATTGGCAGGAAGATTAAGGATTGAAATTCCACCTGGATCATCCAGGGCAATACTTGTTAAGCGACTATTCCCAGATGTCCGCCCATACTCGCTTAAAACCGTAAGCCCTACCATATAGTTTCCTGAAGGGAGACTTCCTGCCACAGGGACAACAATTGGAGCGTCCGGGACAGGCTCCCCCCAAACCTTCATTGTATCTTGTAAGGGATCATACATACCTGTCCAATTCTCATTAGAAATATATATATTCCCGCTTATCTCAAGATACGATGATGGGGAGTCTGGCTGCCCAGTATCTACAAGTTGAACAGTGAACGATGTATCTATGATCCGGTAAAGAACCCCTTGAGCCATACAGAGCACAACCCCTGCATTGTTTGTCCAAAGACTATGCGCCCCAGGCAAATCGAGAACTTTCTCAAGCCCTGAGCGTTTTTGAAGACTTCCATCTAAATCAACATTTGCGTTGAGGATCATTGATGGAAATTCCAAAGAATCCTTGCTTTTGACAGTAATATTGTTCATTCCTTGAAATGACTGAACCTTTAGTAGGTTAGCTTGAGTATCTTTCATAAGAACATTCCTCGATCATCAAAAGGAATTGATAACTCCAAAGTCTTGAGAGCATTTAAAAAAAGATCCATATAACGTTGAGTATTAACCGCCACGCCATCAATACCATCCTCAATAAGCTCAAACATTTTCCAGGCTGTATAATTAACAAGTAATGGAATATGTAAGTGTGAAGGTAAACCGTCTGGGATATCAGCATCACGTGACATTTCTTCAGGTAAGCGGTAAAAATGAAGTGTTAATGTTTCAGATGAAGTGGGAATACCTTGATAATAAAGATATCCTCCTTTTACAGCCACCTCGTAAATATTACCTGAACGATTAAAGAGAGGATTGTTTTGAGTAAAAGTAATAAATGAATGTGCAATATCAATTTCTACAGCATTATTATTACTTACTACAAATTGTAAACCTCGTTGGTATGTATCAGGTAATTCTATATATGCGGCATCTGTAACAGTCGCAACAGTACTAATAGTGAATAGATTAGGTAAAGGTGAGGTAATAATGTTGCCTATAGTTGACTGCATCCCACCAGCTATCTCAGCCACACCTTGATTTATTTTACCAGGTATGCTTGTATCCAAGGAGGCATCTTGAATAATTTCTTTTACAAGATTTTGAAGCGTCAAGAATGTAGTCATCTTAAAGATCATCCCTTGTGATGGGGGTGGTTATGAAATTAGTTTCTGGCTCTGGCCGATAAATAGGAACTGTTTG